ATCTACTTGTATCTCCACTTGGTCTACTCAGTTCTAAAAACATGGACATTCTTAGAAAATTCGGATCTGTATAAAGAATTCCATTGACTTTTACTGCTTTTTTTTTAATTGCATTAAATAAATGTTTATTTATTCCAGTAATATCTGCAACTCCAATAAAATTTACAAATACTTTACTTGTGCCATAATGTTGACCTGATCTAGCTTCCACTTCGGTATATCCATGTTTATAAAAAATATCTGCAAGTTCTTTAGCATCTTCAATTGCTGTTGGAGAGAACATGTCATAGTCTGGTAAATCTATATCTTCATTGTAAATTTTATCATCATTTGGAAGAAGAGCATTGATACTTATTCCTCCATAACATACTAATTTTTTATTTTTAATGAAATCCTCTACTATTTTAAATATTTCTTTCATTTCTGGTGAATTGACTACTCTTCTCGATATTTTTTCTTGTGCTTTATCCACTTGCATTCGTAAAATTGCTAATTCACATTCATTATAATTCATTTTATTATCACAAACTTTTTTAGAATAATTATCTTTCATATAATACTAGGATAAAATATATTCATTCATCCTAATATTTTTATTTATAATTAAATTTTTATATTAAAAACTATTCAAATATTTATTTATTAACACTTTAGTATCATGACTTTTTACGGTTACGATTTTACACAAAGAAACTCTGGTGGTTTAGGAGCAATTATTCATGATGTTATGTTGGCAAATCAATACTGTGAACAAAATGGATTAATTTTTGCTTTTATTAGAGAAGGTTATGAAATTCCTAGACTAAATGGTTCTATAGATGATATAACAGAAAAAGAAAATAAATATTGGCATTCTTATTTTACATCTTTTCCAAAAATTCTCGATAAAAAAGTCTGTATTGGAATTTGGCCAAACTATTTACCAAATACCAATGTTACTAAGTGGGATATTCAATCTTTTTCTCACATTTTGAAAAATAAAATTTGTACTTTTCAACCAGAAGTCTACAATGATATAGTAAAATTAGTTAATGACACTCCTTTTAATGAAAAAACAGATATTGTTTTACATATTCGCAGAACACAAGAAAAGTGTATAGAAAATGCAGAATTTCTTCCTATTCAAACTTATATAGATGAATGTGAGAACGCATTGAATGAATTAAGTGAAAATATATGTAATGAAAAACATAGAATTTATATATGTACAGATAATCAAGACGTTTGTTTTGAAATAAAAAATTATTTTTATTTAAAAAATATAGAAGTAGTTTGGGATGAACGTGAACCTAATATTCCAATACAAGAGATAAGATGGTTAGGTAAATTAAGTAAAAGTATTGCTCAAAAAGAAACAATGAATGCATTTAAAAATATATTTATAATGAAGTCCGCAAAATATTTAATTGGTTGTAGAATGTCTTACTTTTTTCGTATTGCTGAATTACTTGGTTATCCAAATAAGTGTATAAATTTACAAGATAATGATTTATTTGGAATTGCTCCATATTCTTCAATAGAGTATCACATCCGTCCATTTAAAAAAAATGCTTTTCTCAACTTTATTAATGAAAATATGAATAATTCTGAAATTATTAAAAAATATAGTTATGAATACCGGAAAACAGGAATTGTTACTATTCCTGATTTTATATCGTTTGATTTATTATCGAATATAAAAAACGATATTGAAAACTATCCATGGTGGTCATATGCTATATTACCTTATGAACATGAATGGAATGTTAAATATAAAGAAGAAATTAATTTTGAAAATAAACAAGAATGTTTGAATAATCTGGAAAATAAAAACTTTTGTTATAGATTTAAAAGATGTTTAGGTAATCATTATGATACATGTTATTGTATTTCTTGTAAATTGAATGATACCGTAAGTAGTTTTCATGTAACTGATTATTTAAGTAAAATAGTTGGATGTAAATATTTGATTCCAAAAGAAATATTTTTAAGTAATTATAGTAAAGATGACTTTTTATCTATACATCATGATATTCAAAAAGGAGATATATCAGTAACTTTTTCTTTAACCTATGACTGGTATCCAGCTTACGGTGGTATATTACATTTTTGTGATAATGAAAAAAAAAATATTTTCAAGAGTATTTTACCTTGTTTAGGTTCTGTAAATATTTTTAAATTAGATCCTGAAAATGGATTAAATCATTTTGTTTCATGTGTTAATGTAAATAAAAATAGATACACGTTGACGGCATGGTATGATGTAAGAAATGATTGATTTTTCTATTATTTCTATGAAAACGACTTTCCTAAATATTAAAACTATAGTAGTCTTTACTAAATTCGCGAGTAGCATAGGATAAAGCCTCTTGTTGTGGTGTTGGCATTGGATTTGTTACTGGAATAAATCTTAATCGTTCTGGTTTTAAAACAAAAGCATATCCAGCCTTATCAAAAAAAGCAGTGTTTTCTTCCAAGTAATTATCAATGTATTCATATCTCATAGCGATCATTTGACATCCTGCTTCTCTTATAACCATAGCACTTGGATTACCTGGATTAGATCCTTTATCAGGAAAAGCAATCGTCATGGATTTTTTATTATATTCAGTTAATTCCGACAAATCTGGTGTGAATTTAACATCATAATATGGAAGAGCTCGCATAAATATAGAATCACTTGCCATATTTACATATTCCAGAAATTCTTGGTTTTCTTGAAAAGCTGTATTGATTCTGTCTACAATTAATACTATTTTTCCAGATAATTGTAATAAAGGGGTTAATCCTAAATTCAAACCTTGGTTTTCATAACTGAAATTCTTACCTAAAAAGTAATTATTATTCATTTCAAATAAATTCGCCATATAACTGTATATTTTCTGGTTATTACTTTTAATTCTAAGATGAAGTATAATTGGATCTTCGGGATTGGGTGCTGTACTTCCTGAAAAAGCGTAATTAATAATTGTTTCCAAAGCATCTCCGAAATCCACCGAATTAAAGGTTTCTTTTATATAATAACTAGAATCCGTAGAAGTGGAAATCACTGGTTTATCATTAACAGAATAAATTTCAAAATCTAGTCCTCTTACTCCTTGTTTAATTACATTTTTCAAAGCACAAATTGAAACAAAATCATTTTTATAACTTCCACCACTACAGCAATTATAAGCAGTTTTAATATAATAATCAAGTAAATTATATTTACAGGCATTATCGTTTGGATTCAAGGAATGAATATGTCCATCCATGGTTCCATAAATTTTGGTTAAAAAATTACATTCTCGTGAATTAAGAGTCTTAATGTAGAAAATGTAGATGATAATAATAACAATAATGATAATAATAATAATATAAATAAACCCAATTACAACTGTTTCATCTAGATTGGATATTATTTTCATAATGTTATGTCCTGGAATTGTTGGTTGGTCCGTCATACTTATTATATTATAATAATTTTTTAAAATGATTGTTTAAAAAAAATATGTTTAAAAAAATTATTTTTTAAAAAATATGTTTAAAAAAATTATTTTTTAAAAAATAGTTGTTTTTTTAAAATTAGTTAAATAATAAATATATATTATAACAGAAGAAGAAGAAATGGCTGGAGGTCTTTTAAATTTATCATCTCAAGGACAACAAAGTATTATTCTAAATGGAAATCCATCGAAAACTTTTTATAAAGCCACTTATGCAAAATACACTAACTTCGGTCTACAGAAATTTAGGGTAGATTTTGAAGGAGCAAAAACACTTCGACTTACAGAAGAATCTACTTTTACTTTTAAAGTACCTCGTTATGCTGACTTGTTAATGGATTGTTATTTATCGTTTGAGTTACCAAATATTTGGTCCCCTATTTTTCCTCCTTCGGAAAATCAAGATTCTAATGTGTCTTCACAAGTAATTTCAACCCAATGGGTTCCATATGAATTTAAATGGATTGAAAATATTGGTGCTAAAATGATTAGTAAAATCACAATTACTTGTGGTAATCAAAAACTCCAGGAATTTTCAGGAGATTATTTACTTGCTGCTGTTGAGCGTGATTACAGTAGTGAAAAACGGGCTCTTTTTAATGAAATGATTGGTAATGTTCCTGAACTGAATGATCCGGCAAATTCTGGTAGTCGCGTGAATTCTTATCCGAATGCTTTTTACACGCCTGAACAAGTAGGGGTTGAACCATCTATTCGTGGAAGAATATTATATGTGCCATTAAATTCATGGTTTAATTTAAAATCTCAAATGGCATTCCCTTTAGTAGCATTACAATATAATGAATTACAAATAACGATTACTATTCGTCCAATCAATGAATTATTTCAAATACGTGATGTTTTAGATAAAGATAATAATTATCCTTATGTTGCTCCAAATTTCAATTTATATTATCAGCAATTTTATCGTTTTTTACAACCTCCACCTGATATTTCTATTGGTGTTAATTCGTATTTAGATACACGTACTTTATGGAATTCAGATATTAATTTGAATTGTACTTATTGTTTTTTATCGAATGATGAATCGAAACTTTTTGCTATGAATGAACAAAAATATCTTTTTAAACAAATACATGAAAACACTTATTATAACATGACTGGTTCTAATAAAATAAAATTAGATTCTCTTGGATTAGTCAGTAGTTGGTTATTTTATTTTCAAAGAAGTGATTCTAATTTACGAAATGAATGGTCGAATTATACCAATTGGCCTTATAATTATCTTCCCAATGATTTGATTCAAGCACCTAGCAACGGTAATTATGTAGTTACAGGTACGAATAATGCTGGAAAAATAGTTACCGCTTCTATTGGACCAGGTGTTCAGCCAAATGGATTATTAACTGGGTTGATGTTAAACCCTCTATTCAATATTCAAAATGAAAAAAATATTTTGATTAGTATGGGAATATTATTTGATGGATTATATAGAGAGAATACTCAACCAGCAGGTGTTTATAACTACATTGAAAAATATGTAAGAACCAAAGGAAATGCTCCTTCTGGGTTATATTGTTATAATTTTTGTTTGAATACGAACCCTTATGAATTACAGCCTTCTGGGGCTATTAATATGAGTCGTTTTAATACTATTGAACTTGAAACTGTTACGATAAATCCGCCATTGGATCCATTAGCACAAGTATTAACTATTTGTGATCCAAATACTGGAAATATTATTGGTATTAATAAACCAACCTGGAGAATTTACGATTATAATTTCAATTTGATTTTCTTTGAAGAGAGAGTCAATGTAATTACTTTTATTGGTGGAAATGCTGCTTTGATGTATGCTACTTAGATTTTCAGATTTTGTTTATTTTATTTTGTTTTGTTTTATTTTATAAAATATTGTTTATTTTATAAAATTTTGTTTTGTTTTATTTTATTTTATTCATTATTTGGATTTTTCTTTTCTTATTCAATTAATTCCATACCAGAATATTCTTTTAAACCTCTTTTTGAAATAGTTTCTACTAATAAACCATTCGCCCAAATACCATAATTCTTATAATAATCTTGACACTCTAAAGCTAAATGCCATACTTCTATTTCACATTCTTCTTCCCATGGTTTAGCTTTTGGTTCTAAATAAGCTTCTAATCTATATTTATCATTTGTTATTTTAAATTCACCATATGTTTCTAGAATTTTTTGTTTTTGTTCTTCTGTTAATGAATCGACCAATAAACTATGACATCCTGTAATAATTAAATCTTCAAATAATTCTGGAAATTCTTTATTAGTTAGCCTATATAAACGGCTTTTAACACGTTCATTATTACCGGGATTAAGAACAATAGTTTTACCGATTCCATCTATTTTCAAATATCCGTGTTTATAGGTTTTCACAAAATCTCCTTTTCTTAGACTTGAAATCGGATAATTTCCTTCCTTTCCGTTTTTCCAAGAGAGAATTTTTGAATCTGGATGAAAACATGTGTATGGAAGCGTCACTTGTAAATTGTAGGTAGTGTAACTTGGATTTGTAGATCCATATGGTATTTTTTGATTAGTGGATGTTCTTATTAATGTCCAAGTGAAATTACCAGAAGTACCTATAACTGTTGTAGCTGAAGAAATTGAAGTACCATTTATACTAATACTCGAAGCATTTTCTGTTGGTAATACCAATACATTCGAAAGAGTTGTTGTACCAAATAAATAAGAATTGGAATTTGTAGTATCAATTCCAAAAATAAGATTTCCAGAAACTGTAGAACTATTCCATCCAGTACACCATAATTGTCCATAATTGGAGGAACTATCTATAATAATATTATAATTAGTTGGTAATGGTCCAGTGTAAAAAAGTGGTCCAAAAGGATAAAAATAATCGGGTGATTCAGCAATAGTTCCACCTTGAAGATTGTTTAAAGTAACAATAGTTCCCGAATTGTAGATACTGTAACCACCATTACCAGCATTAGCATTAGGTACATCTTTTTTTCCACCACCACCACCACCTCC